AAGTGGGACACGGGACGACCACGCAGTCCTTGGTGTCCTCGGCCGCACGGTTCGCCTCGGTGTACGAGAACGTGATGGTGGTCAGGTCCTCGGGCAGCAGCAGCGCCGAGGGAACCAGCAGACCGCCGCGACGGACACCCACGGTGGGCAGGTCCAGCAGACCGTCGGTGCCCTCCACGCCGAAGTAGTCGAACAGCGGCTCGGACGGGCTGCACCACTCACCGGCAGCGACGAGCGCCTGCGGGTCAGCAGCAGCGGCCATGACAGCCTCAGCCTGCTCGGGGTCGGTGTCGGAGTCCACCCACGCATCGACGTTCAGGTCGAACGTCGCAACCGGCACACGGTCGCTCTTGTTGCTCAGGGTGCGGGCCTTCGCCGTGACAGCCTTGGCGAGGTCGGTGGTGCCGGAGATGGCGCCACCGGCCGAGAAGCCGGGAATGTCGGCGGCAGCGAGGATCGTCATGCCCGACTTGGGGGCCTCCACGACCGGCTCACGGCGACGGAGGGCGATGCGGCGGGGCGCAGCGGCGAGGACCGGCTCGGCCTCCACCTCAACGACGGCCTCAGCCTCGGGGGCCTCGTCGGCGTCAGCCTCGGGAGCCTCGTCACCGGCCTCCTCAGCCTCGTCGGCCTCGGCGGTGATGTGGACCCGGCGGAGCAGTTCCTCGGCCTGAGCAAGAACCTGCTCGGCGGCCTCGGTACGACGGCCACGCTCGGTGCGGATCGCCTCAATGGCGTCGGCAAGGTCGCTCATGGTGGTGAGGTCGGCCTCACCCTCCGGAGCGGAAGCGATGGCGTCGAACGCCTCGGTCGCCTGCGCCTCAAGGGCGTCAAGGTCAGCCTCGGGGGTGACAGTCAGATCGGTCGGGAGCGTGAACTCGTCCACGGGATTCCTCTTTCGCTAGATACAGGTTGGTTGTCGAACTCGGTAAGCGCCTAGCGCCTATTCGGGTCCGTCGCCTAGCGAGCGGGTCCCTTGCCTGTCCATCGTAGCCACAAAACATGGCACCGATGGTGGATCAAACAGAAACGATCCTGCCGTCAATCAACTCGGCAGCCTGTTTCGCTTCTGCGAGAGTGGAAAAGCGGTATGCCGCTCCACCCGACGAATAGACCTTCCACGGCCCAGCAGAATCGACGTTGGGGAACAGCGCAGGGTCGAACGTCGGTGAATCAGCCGCCGCCCGAGCCCCGGTCCGGTTCTTGTTGCAGGCGCAGCCCATCAGCCCTTGACCCGCTGGACAAGTTCCTGACGGCGGCTGGCTGCGTCACGGCCGATACGGGCAGCGAGCGCATCGGCAGCAGCCTTGACACCCTTCGACGGTCCAGCCTTCGACGGCTCGTCGGCGCCCATGACCATTCCGGTAGCGATGAGTGCCTCGGGGCAGCCGGACGCTGCGAGGTGGGTCTCCACGATCGGGAATCCGGGCACGTTCACCGCAAGCGCAGCAACGAGTTCCAGATTGCCGCCAAGGCTCCGCCAGTCACCCGACAGCGACGACGCCCGGAGGACTCGCTTCGCCTCGTCGGACACACCGGGGCGCATCGCTCCGCTGATCCAGATGCCGTACTCGTCCTCACCGACAGCAACGTCAGCGACACCGAAGCACGTTACGTCGTAGTGGGCGGCAGCGGCCCGGCCCGAGAGGCGCTTGTCGGCGTGCGGGCCGTCCATCGTGATCGTGCCCACAGCGAACTCGGTGCCGTCGTCAGCGAGGATGGTGCCGGTAGCGAAGTAGGCGTAGTTCGTGTGGCTGACGGGCGGCTGGATGCACTGGCCGGAACCGAAGCCGATGTGACAGGTCCCCCACGTTGCGATGTGCCCGAGGATGCGGTCGCCGTCGATCCGAACCTTGGTCGGACCGGCGAACCCGGGATCACGGAACCACTCCGCCGGAGGGGTGACAGGGGCAGCAGCAACGATCGACAGCCACGACGACACATCGCTGCTGTCGGAGTAGACCGCTTCACTAGCCGCAGTCTCGTCCACGGCTGCGTCCTCGGCGGCGGTTTCGTACTCGTCGCGAACAACCTGCTTCATTGCGTCCTCACCCTGCTCACCGATCGCAAGCCACTTCATCTGGGCAACGACGCCGGGCAGCCGGAAATCCTTGTAGTGCCGGGCAACCCACGCCTCACGGAGTTCTAGGGCGTTGATCTGATCCTCGGTCTCGGCAACGCCGTCGTTGTCAGCGATCTTGGTGAGAATCTCGTACTGATCGTCGCCCTTGATGTTGCCTCCGGCGTCCCAAATGTCAGGATGCTCGTCCTTGACCATCTGGGCGAACTCACGGTCGAACATCGGCCATTCCGACTTCTGGAACGAGTCGATCCTGTCCTCCGCCGCCGTCGGTTCGACGGGCTCCTCCTCCGGCTCCTCCTCGTCAGGAACGTCGGCAGGCACATCGGTAGGCGCATCGTCAAGGGTGATGAGCGCCTCAGCGAACGCCGGGATCGCAACAAGGGTCGCCGCACGGATGCGGGCAGCGACGAGAACCATCGTGGACTCGCCGGTCGCCGCAGCGTCATCCTCCGGCTCACCCTCGGGGCCCCGGTACTCAACAGTCACTTCGTCCGGGTCGATCGACACGCCGTTGGAGAGACCGTTCTGGATCAGGTAGGCAGCCTTGGAGCCGTACTCAAGGGAGTCGTCAATGACGCCGGTAGCAAAGATCGCTCCGCCGTCCTGTCGCTCAACGGTGAGGATCGCACCGACGACAACAGCGCCGTCGTGACCGCCCTCGTCCTCCTCCACGAACCGGAGAGGCATCGGACCTTCGACCCAAGTGAGCGCACCTTCGGCAATCAGGCGACCGTCGCCGGTAGGGACGCCCTCCATTGCGATGATTCCGGACCAAGTAAGCATGGCTACCACCCTAAATGATGAACTGAACTGTCGAACGGACTAGGCCGAGAACTCGCCCAGAGGCGAAGGCGACCCAAGGACTGCGATGCAACGGCAGTTTGCCCACAGGTCCACCGGGGCACGACGGTCACCCGGGAACTCCATAGGCCACCCACCGACGTTAAAGAACGCCGACTGAGGAACTTCCTGCCCCTCCGCCCTGATGTGAGGCTCACGGACACGGTTGTCCCGCCGGGTCCTCCATGTCTTAGTGACGACGATGCCCTGCCCGGCGAAGAAGTCGCCCGTAGAACCGATCCCGGCGTTCACAGCCGAAAGTGCCTCCGCCTCCGCAAAGATACGGATGGAGTTCTCCGCCTGCCGGATCGCCTTCTCCAAAGCCTCCGCCCGGGAAGCACCGCTCTGAAGTGCTAGTCCGAAGGCGGCGACGACCCGTTGGTTGATGATCTGCCGAAGGGACCGCAGCCGTTCGGTGATCGACGCAGAAGCGATCGAACCGGGCCGGGAAAGCCTCAACGACACGGCGAGAGCGTTGTCGTCCCTCAGCCCGAGGTACAGCAGCATGAACAGGGCAGCAAGGAACGCCGCACGTTTAGTTGCCTCCGCAACGGTATTGGTGTCCTCCTCGCTGGGCTCCGTGTCCACAGCCAGAGCAGCAAAATCGGCGGCAGCAGTCAGGGCGTCCTTCCACTCCCGCCGAATGTCGGCGGTGATCGTGGTGACGAGATAATCACGGACGGCCTCTACGGCAGCGTCCATGAGTTCGTCAATCTGCCCTAGTTGTGCCTCAGAACCCATTGAGCGCAGCCTCAAGCGTTGCGTAGTCGTGGCGCTGGCCGGTTGCGAGCAGCCCTGCCGTGTAGGTGAACAGCGCCGACTCAAGCATGGGGGTGTCCACCCCGTAACGGTCGGCAATCTCACCGATCCGGTTCGACCATCCGGTCAGCAGCCCACCCACCTCGTCGTAGTCGCAACGGAGTTCCGTGTGGACCTCTGCGGCGTCAATACCGAGGTTGTCGGACTTGCGGGCACGGAGAAGTTTCGCCCCAGCACGCTCCAAGGCCCGCACGACGATCGCATCGCACGCAGCGGTCAGCGCAGCAGCCTGCACCTTCGACGGCTCAGGGGAAGCAGGCCCGGGCGTGTCCACCGTAGAAGGCGAAGCGGGCCCGGCACTCGGACCCGGAGTCCCGGCAGGTTCGATCGCCGGAATGTCCACGGTCTCGTTCGGCGCAAGAATCTTGAGGGCCGCAGGCAGCAGTTCAGGGTTCTCAATCGCCAACTTCTTGAGAAGCATCGCGGTCTGTTCCTCCGGGGTGGGGGCATCAGACTCGGTGAAGCCGGTCTCACGACGGGTTGCCTCGCCGGACAGT